GGACTAATCTTGCAGAATTAGCGGTCAGCGGTGTGGGCGCATTGATCCTGACGATTGCGGTTCTCACACTCGCATGGTACTTTGGTGCAGTACTGTTGCCTTTGTTCCTCGCTGGATCGTTCTACGGCTCAGCATACTTGTTCACTGAGTATAGTTATTTGGTAGATTGGTCGTATCCCGTCCTTACTATGTTTGTGGTTTGGGCAATTGCTGCGTTTATGCGGTTCATGGAAGAATACAAACAGAAGATGGAGATCAAGAAACAGTTCGCAGGGTATGCCTCACCTACAGTGGTTCGTCTTCTACAGGAAAACCCCGCACTCATCAAAGATGGTATGAAGAAGGAGATTAGTATTTGCTTCTCTGACCTTCGTGGGTTCACCCCGTTGGGCGAAAGTTTTGGTGACGACGTGAAGGGACTAACCCAAATTATGAATGGGTATATGGATGCAATCACGCAACCTATTCTAGATGCTGATGGTATGGTTATCAAGTATATCGGTGATGCGTCTATGCATATACACAACGCACCCATAGATGATGATGATCACCCAAGGAGCGCAGTCAACACTGGACTAAAGATGTTGAGTGCAGTGGAGAAATTTAATGATAAAATCGTTTCTGAAGGGCGTCCACCGGTTGGTATGGGCGCTGGTATTAATACTGGTCTTGGTTACCTTGGAGAGATGGGAAGTACCAAGCGTCATAGCTACGATGTTCTAGGAGATGCAGTATCGACTGCTGCTCGTATTGAGTCTAAGTGTAAAGAGTATGGTTGTCTGTTGTTGGTAGGAGAGTCTACCTATGATATGACTAAGGATGACTTCTTCTACCTCAAGGTCGATGAACTGGCAGTGAAGGGTAAGACCATTGGTATTCGTATCTACACCGTCCTGAGTGAGATGGATTGGATGATGAAGAATACCAATTGGGGTATGGCAGAAAGTCAACACATCAAGATGCACGAATATTATAGCAACCAACATTTTGATCATGCAATCAGACTATGCAATGATCTGAGTATAGAATTTGATGGAAGAATGAGAAATTATTATACCATGTGGATAGAAAGGTGCGAATTTATGAAGACCCAACCACTTGAGAAAGATTGGAATGGTGTATTCATTGCTACTACAAAGTAGATATGTCCTCACTGCATACCTTCCTGAGTATAAATAATTATGTAGTGCAAGATGATTTGTTCTAAAATTCAAGAAGGAAAAGAAGATAATGACGACAACAACATTGTCGCACACCATTTGCCGTGTGTGTGACGTAGTGAAAGAGGTAGTAGTAAAAGTTGGTGGAGGTTTTAATAATTTTTTTGTGACACTATCCACTGCCAACGCAGCCAGAGAGTTATCGGATTCTGGATTTTATGGTGAAGCAGTGGAGTTGATTTTGCGTCAAACTCGTAAGTAACTGTAAAATAACACAAAATAAAATGAATTTAGGGGGTTGACAAACTCCCTTTTTTCATATATACTATACTTTATGATTAGGAGTTCATAATGACATATTTTATTACGGGAACCAGACGAGGACTAGGTGAAGCTTTAAGTATATTTTATGATACTGTTGACACTTTAGAGGAGTGTGATGTTTTTATAAACTGTAAGCATAATGGTTTTGAACAAGTTGAGTTATTGTATAAGGCTGCTGAACTTAACAAAAAAATAATTAACATAGGCTCTAGGGCCTCGGACGGCATTCTCAAAAAAAACAATAGATTTCTATATGCGGTACAGAAGTCAGCACTTGATAAAGCAAATGAACAATTATATTATCAAGGTGTAGACACAACAATTTTAAAATTTGGTGGTTTTGATTCTCCGGTGAATCAAAGCACCAAACCAAAAATGACAATAGGATATTGTGTATCGGTAGTTGATTGGGTTCTTAATCAACCCTATAGGGTAAAAGAATTGACAGTTGGATGCCGAAACCATCGATCAAAATAATGCCGATTAGGGGTTGACAGGGATCAATTTTTAGTGTATAGTATTCTTGTAGATTGGTTCTAATGAAAGAGATAAATATAATTATGGATATATACCTTCACACAGCCCTTGCAATGGGCGCAATTGGTGCCGCATATTATGCAGGATACTATTTTGCACAACCATCTGTTGAGGATGTTGTAGAATCGATGCTTGAAACTCTCGAATCAGAGGGTTATATCAAGACCAAAATGGATAAGGATGGTGACAAGGAACTAATTCTTATTGAAGATGTGATAAAAGACCTTGACAAATCCTAGAAAATAGTTTATAGTTATATAATGAGCGGTATGCATTTATTGCCTGTGTATTATTCGACTACGAATACTCGCAAGCGCAAACAGAAAAAGAAGTCGGCCTCTGTCCTAGAGGCAGAGCGACAACACGCAAAGTTTTTAAAGAAGATGGGTATAGGGGGGCGTAGCTCAGTTGGGAGAGCGGGTGCTTTGCAAGCATCAGGTCAGGAGTTCGATTCTCCTCGCCTCCACCAATCTTTCAATTCAGACCAATTCTACCATTCTTCTGCTGCTAAGAAGGAAGAGAATGTGTATAGTGGTAAACGTAAACTTATCGGTATTGCCACGATGCATAAATCCAACAGTGTCCCTATTTTTGAGGACAATAAAGAACTTGCAACAGAGATTGCAAGAATGAGGAGATAACATGAGAGTTGAAGTGCGTAATAATAATGTTGACAAAGCTATGAAGATTCTAAAAAAGAAACTCACTGAAGATGGGTTGTTTAATGAACTACGAGAACGAGAGGCTTTTGTGTCAAAGGGTGAAAAGAAACGACATGAACGTGACGCTGCAAAACGTAGGCAGAAACGTAATCTTGAAAAACGAATGGAAGAACGAGGGTATTAATCCAATGGACGTAAATATTTACAATGATATTCTTCCATCCAAATTAGTTAAGGATGTGTATGAGTGGGCAAAGGAAAGGACTTGGGCCGCACCATATCGAGGACTTCATTATGATTTTCATCATGGTAAACATAATATACTCACAGATACTTTTACCCAACAGGGAATGTATCGTTTAGCACTTGGTAAGACTGTTAGCGAGGTTGAACACAATTGTCCACTGGTTGCAGAGATGTGGAATATTATCAACTACAATTTGTTTGATGATATGGCATCTTTCGAAGATGGAATCTCTGAATCGCATAGTTCGGGAAGAATGAATAAAACGACAACAGGTAAAAACCATTATGAAGAAAATGGATTTATTTCGAGTGGAAAAGAAAACAAGATAAATTGTTTCATCAATGGAAGAGGACCAAGATTAATTAATGTTCTTATTGATGATGATGAAATCGGTGGAATTCATAAAGACAGCGAGCCAGAGTTTTATGGAGTTGCCGGATACTACACCGTAATAGTTGCAATCAATCCAGATTGGAAACCAATATATTCTGGTGACGTATTGTTTTTTGATGATGAAGAAGAGGTAATGAAACATCCCAAAAGGGGATATAACGTAGGTTGGCCTAAAATAATTTTCTCGCAAAAACCCGGCCAGATTTGTGTTTTTAGTAGTAACACTATTCATAAAGGTCTATCACCGGATGTCAAGGCGCCAGAACTAGCAATGAGAGTTGCTTTCAGAATAAAACTAAAGGGATAATAATCTAATGCCACGCAAGAAGAAAATCACCGCTACTACAGACAACAGTGAGTGGAAAGCACCTAAGAAACGCAAACCCCGCAAAACTATGTCTGATGAACAGAAGGTTGCTGCATCAGAACGTCTTGCAAAAGCGAGAGAAGCGAGAGCCGCAAAGAACCCTGATTATGGTAAGACCAACATACATGTGAGTTTGCGTGACCTTCCTGATGACCACCAATTGAGTCCGAAGAAGGTCAAACAGTGGATCAAGGTTCAACAGGATTATGCAAAGTCTGAACGTGTTTCGGTTAGACAAAATGTCAAGGGTGCTATTGCAAAACTTGCTGACCATGAAGGTTATGTTCGTAATATGCAAACATATCTTCGAAGTGGTACATGGACTGATATGTTTTATGGTCAAGACCAACAAGGTAAAATAGTTAATAGGTGCCACGCACTTGCATATTACTGGTATGGACCAAATAAAGGTCAAGCAAAGAGGAACGTGGGAACTTTTTATCCAGACATGGGATGCACCTATACACAAGAAATGTTCAATGAGGAAAGAGGAATCGATGGACGATCAGAAGACACCACCGCAGGTAGTGGACAACGTAGTAAAGGGCCCGTGGTCAGAAAAAAGCGGAAGAAAAGTAAAGCTTCCTGATAAGGATGTTATTGAACTGCATCAAGACCTTCAGTTTGCTGAAGAACTGACTCAAAATTTAATGGTTCAGATGATTCATACAATGAGTGAGAATGGTATTGCTGTTAGTGATAAAACTTTCATTCGTGATATGGCCATGCTCATTGAGTTGGTTAAGGGTTCTATTTACAGGGATATGGAAATGGATCATCCAACACATAAGTTTGTGGATGAGTTTGTTGATATTATGGAATCTGGTGACACATATAATACAGAGGTTGATTTTGATACTATTGTTAAACTTGCTAATATATTAGAGGAAGATAATGACCCAGAAATTTCATGAACCATTTAGTCCAACAATCCTAGAAACTACTGTACCGGATAGGTTTGTAAGAGTTGTAAATGATGTGGCCGATAGTGTTCTCTCTAGTGAAAAAAGGAGTCAACAGTGGGATTGGTCACATAAGCTTGTTGGTAAAGTGAATAAAGAAATTCTAATTCCTGTCACTGATCCAGCTGATAAAATATTCTTGTCTAAAATTATCAAACAGGGTTGTCTTGATTATCTAAATCACCACATTGATAAGAAAAGAAATAACCCTTGGACTCGAATGGGTACTGGAAAGAAACCAACTATCGACAATATTCATCTGTCTCACAGCTGGGTAGTTAGTCAATATGCTGGTGACTTCAATCCAATGCACCACCACAATGGAGACTTCTCTGGTGGTATATATCTCAAGGTGCCAGAGGGTATGAATGATGAGTGGGAAGAAGATTTTCAAGATCATTATCCTGCAAGGGGATTGATAGAATATTCATTTGGTGAAAACCAATCATTTCGGTCTGACAATTTAAAATTCAAACCAGAAGTGGGAAAGTTTCTAGTATTCCCCTCTTGGTTGAAACATCTTGTGTATCCCTTCTCTGTAGAAGGCGAACGCCGCATGATGAGTTTCAATGCAACACTTATAAATAAGTAGAACGAAAGAATAATTATGATATTAGTTGACATGAACCAGATTTCAGTTGCATCCGTAATGATGCATCTGCACATGACAAAGCAGACTAAACCCGATGAGGATATGGTTCGCCATATGATCCTCAATTCACTACGCATGTATCGCATGAGGTTCTGTGATGAGTATGGTGAGCTGGTTCTCTGCTATGACTCAAAACACTACTGGCGTCGAGACTATTACCCTGAGTACAAGCACAACCGTAAGAAGGGTAGAGAAAAATCCACAAATGATTGGGATGCCATCTTCGAAGTGCTGAACGCAGTCAAGGCAGAACTGAAAGAGTTCTTCCCATACAAATTTCTAGAGGTCTATGGCGCAGAAGCTGATGACATCATTGCTGCCCTATGTGGTGAGTTGGAGTTTGACAACGGTGAGACACTAATCTTGTCTGGTGACAAGGACTTCATCCAGTTACAGAAATATCGTAACGTCACACAATACAGCCCAATCACTAAGAAATTTATCAATGGTGTTGACCCAGATATTTATCTGAGTGAGCATGTTCTAAAGGGTGACAGCAGTGATGGTGTTCCTAATGTGCTATCCCCAGATAATACCTTTGTAGATGGTCTTCGTCAGAAACCCCTAAGTAAGAAGAAGATTGCTACGATGGTTGAGGGGGTATTTCCGAATGATGAGGTCAAGCGCAATTACCAAAGAAACAAGACGCTGATTGATTTGAAAGAATCACCGCCTGAGTTATTTTTGGAATGTATTAAAGAATATAATGAGTCGCCAAATGGTGACCGTAGCAAACTACTAAATTATTTTACACAAAAGAGGTTACGCAACCTCGTTGAATCGATAGGAGAATTTTAATGGTAATCGACACATACACACTAGGTTTTGCAGAAATCTTAACCAAGGTTTCCAAAATTAAAACAAAGAAGGAAAAGGTTACTTTTCTGAAACATTATCAGACAGATGCTCTTCGCATGGTCTGCAAGGCATCCTTTGACCCTAAAATTGTTTGGGAACTACCAGAAGGCGATGTTCCTTATAATCAAAATGATGCACCAGAGGGAACAGAACATACTCTATTGTCGCACGAATCCAGAAAGTTGTATCATTTCATCAAGGGTGGTAATCCTACTTTAAGTCGAAACAAACGTGAGATGATGTTTGTTCAGATGCTTGAAGGACTCCATAAGGATGAAGCAGAACTTTTGATTGCCGCAAAGAATAAGGTTCTGCATCAAAAATACAAGGGTTTATCTGATAATGTGGTCAAGGAAGCATTTGATTGGGATGATAATTATGTCCGAATCGAAGGTGCCACTTATCCTCAGTCTAAGGGACTAGCCGCAGGATAACTTTTTTTGAGTTTCCTTTAAAATCAATGACTTAGCATGTACGATTTTTGTTGACAATCCCTGTTCTATGGTCTATACTAAGGTATAATGAGAAAACAGAGAGAGATTGATATGAAAAACGAAATGAACACCCTGATTGAGAACATCAAAGAAGATTATCTTACTTGGACCACTGGTTGCGCCTATGCCAAAGTTGGCGGCACTGGTGAATTGGACGACATCAATAAGGAGATGATTGCTAGGTTCAACGAGAAAATCACCTACAAGACGGGTTCCAAATACATCAAGGTATTCAACGAAGGTGGTAGTGTTTGGGGTTTCGTTGTCAACACCGACAACGACAAGAAGTTCAAGAAGGGCGACATTCTGAAAGCCGCTAGTTGGGCTTCTCCTGCTCGAAACGCTGCTCGGGGTAACATCTTCGATGGTGGTTACACCATCAACTGGACTGGCCCCCTTTACTTAATATAGGAGATTGATTATGAAGAAGATTGCAACAATCGCTATTGAAACCATGTTTATGTTAACTCTATTTGCGGCGGGGTGGTTTGCCCTCGTCGTACTTTAGGGGTTGAGATATGAACTACATCAATGTTATAGGTTCCACGAAGAAGAAAAGGGCACTTGTTGAGAGCGCCGTTATTTTCTGCATCAGTGAGTTGATGCCTCGTATGCGAACCCTTGAGATTGAACTTAACCTCAAAAACATTAAAAATGAAGAGGTTGTTGGTTGGTGTTACGAAGGTGAAAATAAACGAGACTTCTACATTGACATTGATAAATCCTTTGATAATGAAGAACTGGTTGAGACTGTGTGTCATGAAATGGTTCATGTATGGCAGGCTGCCACACGCAAGATGAAAGACCTTGATGGATTTCGTAAGATGTACATGGGCAAGGTCTATGATGAGACGACTGCATACGATGATGAGCCTTGGGAGATTGAGGCATACGCGATGCAGGGTGGACTATTGGAAAAATTTAAAGAGGAATATGTGATATGAGTAAGATGAATAACTGGATGATGGACATCGAAGATTTCTGTAATGGATACTTTTATGATAATCATTCCGATGGCAACAGCTTCACCATGAAGGAGGATGACTTCACTATCGAAGAGGTGGTTGAGGATGTTGGGATGTACTTCAAGAGCAACGAAGCAACTAAGTACGCCAAACAGTATCTCATCACACAAATGGGTGAGATGTAATGAATCCACTTGAAGCAGCAATTATTGGAATTATGATTGTAATCCCTCAATCACAATTACCAAACACACCTGACAGGTCTGCTGAGTGTCTCGCACTTAACATGTATCATGAGGCAAGAGGTCAGGGTATTGCAGGAGAGCTTGCTGTTACCGCTGTCGTATTGAACCGTGTTAATGATAAAAGATACCCTAATACCGTCTGTGAGGTGGTAGAACAGGGGCCTACACGAGCATCATGGCAAGACCCGAAGATTAGGTTCCCTGTTAAAAATAGGTGTCAGTTCAGCTGGTTCTGTGACGGCAAGAGTGATACGCCTCGTAATAAAAAGATATATAATAGGATGTATGGTCTTGCAGACGCAATTTTGGACAATGAGATTTCCTTCCTAGATATCACTGGTGGTGCAACGCATTATCATGCAGACTATGTGTCACCCGCATGGGCAAAGACTAAGACGAAGACTGTAGAGATACAGGATCATATATTTTATAGATGGGAAAAATGAGTCACTTTAGATTTATTGAGAAGAACATTGACGTAAGTGATATTCTCGCTGATATCAAGGATGAGGATTGGGCTATAGCAGGATCACTACAAGGTGCTGCTGGAGATACGAAACCGTATGGATTCCTACCCCTCACAATGGCCGCAGTGAAGAACGCTGATGATGACCCGAAGAAAACTGAGTTACAACAGAACACTCCTATGTACTACCGTTATCCCGGTATCAGAAAATGGTTGAAGTCTTATAGGTTACATCGACATTCACGGGCAGCGTTCTTTAGATTGAAGCCGGGTGAGACATTGGGGAAACATATTGATGAGGGTGACTACTACCTAACACGGGACAGGTATCATCTATCGTTACAGGGCACATATCTTTACACGGTTGAAGATGAATCTCATCAGATAGACCCCGGCACATTTTTCTGGTTCGACAACAAACGAACACATATGTCATATAACAATGGTGATGTTGATCGCCTGACCTTTGTTTGGGATGTTCCAAAGGGTAGGAGAAATCCATGATTGAAATTTTTGATGATATATTGAATGAACTTGATTCTTCTGTGTATGATCAGATGATTTCAAAACTACAGTGGAGTTATGTGCCTCAACCAGTAACCCCGCCTCTAATTAACCATCATTGGTATGCAAGTGGAGAAACCTTTATTGATGATATATTTGAAAGCCTTCTTAATGCAACAGAATTAAGGGGTTTGGATACAATTAAATCATCATATATTTTAGCACACACACATGGATTAGAACAACAAGCACACTATGATGCTTGTGACTTTACCATGATATATTATCCAAAACTAAATTGGCAACCTGAGTGGGGTGGTGGTACGTTAGTTGAGGATACTCTTGTGCAGTACAAACCTAATCGCTTGGTGATGTTTAGTTGTGATCAACTACATCAGGGACAACCCATTTCTAAGCAGTGTTTCGAACTTAGACCGATTGTCGTCTTCCAGTGTTATGCTGAGAGTGCAATGGTAGAGAGATTATCATGGCAGAAATAATATCACTGACAGACTTGATTGAGACTCGATTGCGTAAAGAGCAGGAGATAGAATATTATCAAGAAACCTTAGAAAGATTACAGAAAAGGATTGGTGAGCTGGGTAAGGAAGTCAGCATCACTACTCTTATTATTGATATGATTGAGAACGAAAGGGTCTTGACTTTAGATGAGAAAAAGGGTAAGATACTACTATTAGATGATACAAAGAAAGAAGAATGATGACTGAACTTGAAGAGTTGCGTGACGAAATATCAGACTTAAAATCTAAGTTTGAAGCATTTGCAGAACCTTGTGCGATTGGTCATGAGCAGTTGTGGGAATTAGTAAGGGGCTTGCAAGGATTACCTGTTCCTAATGGTGTAAATGATGTGGATTTGAGGGATTTAGTATGACTAAACGTGAAGAAAAAATTGAAAAAATTGTTAAAATGATGACTTACATTCGCCAGCGTGACTTCCGCTTTACTTTTGGTGATATAGATTTCGGGTTTGATCCTAATTGTCCAAACATGAAAAACCCAGGCAAGGGTTATAAAAACATTACCAACGATGAATATCGCAAAGCTTATAAGATTTTTCACAATTTACTAAAATCAAATCTTGTTAAAAATCTTCCGGCTGGTCATATGGAGACTGATTTTTCTAAAGGAACATATACTGGCAATTTCGGAGAGACTTGTTATTATAGGGAATGGAAAGAAGTATGAATATATTTTACCTAGATCGTGACCCCGTTATTGCTGCACAGATGATGTGTGACAAGCATGTAGTCAAGATGATACTGGAGAGCGCACAGATGCTCTCTACTGCTCATCGTGTTCTTGATGGTGATGAATATGCTGAGAAGATGGGGCTATACAAGTTGGCTCATAAGAACCATCCTAGTACTATCTGGGTTCGTTCCAGTGAGTTGAACTATCGGTGGTTGTGGGAACATTATGTTGCTCTAATGGATGAGTACACCTATCGTTATGATAAAACACATGCCACATCCAGATTGCGTGATGCTTTGGATAAAACACCAGATAACATGCCCGCTATACAACTCACTGATACTCCTTGGTCTGCTCCACCCCAATGTATGCCTGATTACTGCAAAGGTGATGATGCAGTGCTTGCTTATCAAACTTACTATATAGTTGAGAAGTCAGGTTTTGCAAAGTGGAAACGCAGAGATATACCGGAGTGGTTCAATGCAGAGAGAGAGTTATTGGGATTACATGGGGCGACGAATGCGTGAGGAAAGAGGTCAAAGATACACATATATTTCATCTACTATACTGGATGAATTGTATTGTAGAGTAAAGGCATTGGAGTATCGTGTATCCCAACATGATCAAGATATCAATGCGTTAGATTGGGAAATTCGTGGAGAAGACGGTGCTTACGAAGAACCAGAACAATTGGAGTTATCTATATAATGCCTACATATATATTTCGTGATGACAAGACGGGCGAGACTTGGGAAGATATGATGTCAAATTCTCAACGTGAAATTTATCTTAAAAACAATCCAGAAATAAATCAGGTTCCCGGCGGGTTTGCTACTGTTGGCGATCATCTTATGGGCGTTGGTCCAAAACAGGATGGTGGTATGACAGAGAATCTTCAAAGGATTGCTGAATCACATCCCGGCACCCCTCTTGCAGATCGTTATGGTAGCAGTACTACCAAACAACAAAAAACTAGAGCTGTGTTGAAAAAACATGGTGTCGTTTAGTATAAATAGAATTGATGCGGGCGAGAAATCAAACTTCAGCACTGCTGCACAGCGGCAACGGAAGCTGGGAAGTCAATCCGCCCATGCATCAGAGGGGGGTCCAATTGGAGCCCCCCTCTCCCTACTTTTAAAGGATACATAATGGCAAGCGCTAAGAAGAAGAACAAAGAGATCAACCACACCAATCTGGTGGCAGTTAAACCCATCACTGATAATCAAAAGGTAGTGTTTGAGTCGTTTAAACAAGGTAAAAACCAATTTCTATTTGGTGCTGCTGGTACAGGTAAGACCTTTAGTGCATTGTTCCTTGCAATGCAAGCAGTCATGGATTTGAAGACCAAATACGAGAAGGTAATTCTTGTTCGCTCTCTTATTCCTACACGGGAGATTGGTTTTCTGCCCGGTGATGAAGAAGACAAAGCTGCATTGTATCAGGTGCCATATCAGAACATGGTACAGTTCATGTTTGAACAACCTAATGAACAGGCATTCAATAATCTATATGACCGCCTCAAGGGTCAAGGTACTCTCTACTTTCTCTCAACCTCTTTTCTAAGGGGGTTGACATTTGATAACGCAATCATTATAGTGGATGAGTGTCAGAACATGAACTTCCACGAACTGGATACTATTGTCACCCGTGTTGGTCAAGACTCAAAGATTATGTTCTGTGGTGACTTTGATCAATCTGATTTACAGAGGACAAACGAAAAAAATGGATTACATGACTTCCTCAGAATTCTTGAGGAGATGGATGAGTTTAACTGTACTGAGTTTACTATCGGTGATATTGTCCGTAGTGGCTTCGTTCGTAGTTATCTCATTAATAAGATTAAGCTTGGGATAGGAATGGAATAATGGATTTACAAGTATTAAGAGAACA